GGAATGATGCAAGTCAAAAGGACAGCCCCGAAATAGTAAGGATGGTTCTCATCATCCTCCGGGGCTGTCCACTTGATTGTTTTTACATATGCAGAACTTTGGATATAAGGGTTTTTCTTGTACCGTTGGCGGATGCTCTCGATGGCGTTCATCACATCCCGGTATCCTTGGCGATCCTCCGAGTTATCCTTCACCCCCAGGATGATTATAATATCTTGGGTGGCTTCATCCTCATCGCCGCCATCGCCCAGGGCGACTTGTGCATAAGGGCAAGGGAGCGTTTCGCCCTGGGCTTTCCGGCGTGGGATAAATTGCGAAAACGTGGTAAATCCGGGCAGCGTTTCTGACAACTCCAGCATTATCCCATCTTGGAGAAGCAGAGGGGTAAGCGGGCTTCCTGGGGCCATCACGCCACCTCCATCACTTTTTTAATGTGGGTTTTAAGGCTCTTTTGTAAATATTCCTGTCCTTTATCCAGAATGCGCTTGGATGTCGCGGTGGATTTGAACATGGATGGGATGGATGGGCCGAACAATTCTGCAATTTGCGCCTTCCCATTTTTGGTTTTTCTCCCGGTTCTCTGAAATTGACCGGTATGGCCGCTCTTCATGGTGGCGATAAACGCTTTAGAGCGATCCGCGCTGCCGGTAAGGGCCTTTAGGCTGCCCTGCTGTTTAACCTGGGAGGAATAGAACGCAGGGGGGTTCGGGTGAACACGCTTCGCTGGCTTATTTTTGAACCCCAACAACGGCACTTTCTTATCCGAGCGGGAAATAACAACACCCGACAGATCATTCTGCCGGGCCTTCTGAATGGTCAGTGTCTTTTTGGCGGCGGTAACCTTGACCACATAGTCTTTCTTCGCTTCGTTTGCCATTTCCTTTGAAACGTAGGTTATGGTGGCGTTGATTGCGCGGCTCATCACAAGCGGGGCCTTTTGGGGCATCCCCTTTAGCTTACGCTGGACTTCTGCCATGTTCGGCACTTGGATGTGTAAAACCATCACTCCACCGCCTTCAGAATGATTTGCAACAGGTAGTCACCGTCCACCATCATTACCTGGTAAGTCTTATCATCTATGGTCATATCAGACTCCACCGCAGGGATATATCCAAGTTCATCCACACGAATGAAAATCAGCAGTTCCGCGTCATAAATGGCGTTCGCATATTGGGATTTGTTTTTCAGTTCCGCCAGTTTGGTGCTGTCCTTGATTATGGTCATGGGCGCACCATTCACAATCGCGATCACCGCTCTTTCGTCAGTGTCCAGCAGTACATTGGCGATGTCCTGCCTGTAAAAATCCATAAAGGAGGACATATCGCAGCCCTCCTTTACTTCAACCCCAATGCGGCGATAATTGCGGCAGCCCTCTGCTCGTTGTTGGTGCATGAGGATAAATCCACGTTGCTGGCAATGGCCAGCTTAACAAGATCATCCTTGGACATCTTCTGCACCTTGGCGGCTGCAATAGGAGGCTCACCACCCGCGCCGGAACCATCTCCACCGGGGCCGCCCGCGTCGGAACCATCTTCACCGGGGCCTCCCGCGCCGGAGCCATCTCCACCGGGGCCACCCGTACCGGAACCATCTCCACCGGGGCCACCCGCGCCGGAACCATCTCCACCGGGGCTGCCCGTGCTGGAACCATCTCCACCGGGGACACTCGCGCCGGAACCATCTCCACCGGGGCTACCCGCGCCGGAATCATCTCCGCCGGGGCTGCCCGTGCTGGAACCATCTCCACCGGGGCCTCCCGCACCGGAACCATCTCCACCGGGGTCATCCACCGGCTCGGCCTCGTAAACCTGGCCACATTCAAGCAATTCGGCCCGCATTTCATCCTGCGGGGAAACGCCCTCAATGACATCTCCAGCCTCATAGAAAACGCCATTGTGCTTTATAAGCCCACGACTTACAATCAGATTTTTACCCATGCCCGCTACCTCCTAAAACGTGTCGATAATCGTCCAACTATCGACATCATCGGGTTTGGCAAGAGGGCGGGAGGAAATGCGGAGCATCTTTGTATCGCTTTCCTGGCGCGCCCAAACCTTGGTAATGCGGGTTCCTTCATAGGTTTCCAATTCCTCGGCCTGGTTCATCTGGGTAATGGCTCCATACAGGAAACCGCCGATTTTTTCCGGCGCGATTGCGACCTTATTATCGGGAATATAAGGAACCTGTTTCTTCTGCTCCTTGTCGAAATACCAAGCATAATAGGCATACAGATCAATGCCAAACTCGCTGATGAAGCCCAGATACTTGATGCCCTGGCCGTCTTTGATGCGGAGCGTTGGCGCAATCCTGGCGATGGCCAGATTGGAAATATCCAGCTTTTTCAGAAAATTCGCATCATCCAGCAGCCGCTTGTAGGATTCCACGCCCAAGATAGCATAGCGCGGATCATGCCCGGACTTCATGACCATTTCGCAGCCGCGCCCAACATCATCATAGGGCTTGGCGGCAGCGCCACCCCATACATCGGTGCCAGTCAGCAGGATGCGCTGCGTGTGTTTGTAATCCACGCTTTCATCCACATACTGTGTCTGGGCATCGTCCATGTAGCCTTTTACCTCGATTTTCCCGGTGGTAAGAAGCTGCGCCGACATCAGTTCTTCGCGGCGGGTGATCTGCTCATCCAGCTTTTGAGCATCTTTGGCGAGGATCTTCTTGGCGCGCTCTGCTTCGGACATTTTAGAGTGTACACTCTCGCCCTGGAGCCTCTGCTTGAGAATTTCCGGCGAAAGGGGGCGCTGCGGAGCCACCCTTGGCGTGGTGTAGCGTTTGGCGATATAGCCTTCACGCTCGATGTTCAGTCCGCCGACATTGGGCGCGACAAAAGGAGCGACAAGCTGCCCGCCTTTGCTGTATTCCACCACGACATCCTCGGTCAGATAGGTTTCCACTTCGGGAAAAAAGGTGTCGCGGATGAACGTGGTAACGGGTGCGCGCTTTTCCTGCGATTGCAGGGTAGTCGTATGCTGCTGCAGTTCCAGTGCCATAACAATATACCTCCTATAAAAAGAAAATTAATAATTTTGCCGCATGTGGATGTTAAGCAGCCGCAGGGCCGCTTCGTGAGTCTCGGCGGTATCGGAACCGCCGAATTTCAGCGCATCGCGGATGAAGATTCCCGTTTTGTAAGCTGTCGCGAATACATCTTCGCTCGATGCATCCACTTCTTGGGGAAGCACAAAAAGCGGCTTTTCGGAGCCACCTGTCGATGCGCTGTCCACCAATCGGCATTTGCCGGTGGTTTCGTTCCGGCCCAAAACCGATCCTGCCGGGAGAATGCCCGCGCCCGCTTCAATGGTAACTCCTGTGGTGAGCGGTACGATCTCGGTTCCAGCTATCAATTGAACGGTCTTGATTTCGCTTGATTCACTGTAATGCATACTTTTGAACTCCTTTCTAATTTGGCTGTAGGGGTTGACTATTCTTCTGCGGATGCGCCCCGCTCAAAACCAGAAACGATATCGCGGAAAAGATCGCCCACGGTCTTTGCTTTTGGGGGCGCGCCGCCCGCACCAGGAGCGCCGCCGACATCCTCGGCCCCAGAGTCACCGGCATCCGCTTGCGCGTTGTTGAGGTAGGCACTGCCCAGGGCGGCATTTGCTTTCAATGCGCGGAAAGAGAGTGCCTGTGCATCAATGGGCTTGAGGAACTTGGCCTCGTTGACCAGTTCGGTGGGGATCTGCGCGGAGATTTCCTCGATTTCCTGGATACGTTTACGCTCGGCAGCCGCCGCGTCATTCCTGATCATCGCCACCAACGCGGGAAAATGCTCCTCCAATTGGGCTGTGTTCTCAATTTGCGGGGGCAGCAAGGGGATGGCGTTGTTCGCTACAGGCACGGTCTCCTGGGGTGCTGCGGTTTGTGTTTGCATACTCATTTCTTTCTTTGCCTCCTGTCTAATTTTTAGGCCAGGAAAATCAGGCTTAGTTTTGTAAGCGCCAATATCCAGGGCCGTGTTATTGACAAATAGAAAACGCCGGTCAGCAGAAGCGGATATGTTGGCGGTTTCAAAGAGAACCTTATCCACCAAGCCGATATCCTTTGCCTCGCTGCCGGTCATCCATTTAGTCTCATCCATCATATCGGACAGTTCATCCTTGCTGACGGTCGCCTTCTGCATGTAGGCTTCCAGGATGCTATCCTTTACAGTCCTTACCGCTTCGGTTAACTGTACCAGGTCTGCCTCTGTCATGTAGTCATAGGCAAAAACTGCGGGATTATGTATCATGATTAGGGCATTGCTCGGAGCCTTTACCACATCGCCCGCCATCATGATTATAGTGGCCGCCGATGCCGCCACACCATCGACAATCACTTCTTTACGAGCCTTCGATGTTTTAAGCTGCGTGTAGATGGCATGTGCTGCGAAAACATCTCCGCCAGGAGAATTAAGGCGAATTATGATCTTGCTTTTGGTGTTCAGCAGCCGCATATCCTCGATGAACTCGGACGGAACAATGATTTCTAAATCCTTGTCGCCATCCCACCATGGACGTTCGCCCGCTATCTGGCCATATAAGATCAACTCCGCTTCGGAGTCCGACAGGTTTTTTACCTCCCAGAATTTACTCATTGCCTTCAGTACCGCCTTTCTGTTGTGTTATACCGAGCAGTTCTTTTTCCCGGCGCAACTGTGCAGCGTTGTTTTCAAAATCCTGCCCTGTCAGTTCCATGGTTTCCCTGGTGTAGTTGGAAAAGCCGTTTTGTACTTTCATAATCGAAGCCTCCACCTCTTTGACCGGATCAATCTGGCCGGATGATGGGCCGTTCCACTCTGCGCCGCAATAAGCACGGCGAATGATGGGATCTGCAAAGAAGCCTGGAGCCTGGACGCGCCCGATTGATACTGCTTCTGCCAGGAACAACTCATAAACAGGCTGGCAAAAACCACTTGCAAACCATGTCCGGCGTTTGCGAAACACCTTCCACGCTTCCAGGAATGCCGCGCGGGATGCAGAATAGGAACTGGAGAAACTCTTGATTAACATTTCCCTGGGGATTTCCAGGGCAGCGCCGATTTGCTCGGTTATCGCCCGCATGAACGATTCGAAACCGGAAGCGGGGCGCTTGGGGTCAGCGAAAACAATATCCTCATCCACCCCAAGGACATTGACCGTACCGGAACCCATCTCATAATGCGGCTCATCAAGTTCGTCTGATGCGGTTTGCATATCCTCACTGATGGATTCTCCGATGGGGTTTCCTCCGGTGTCGCTCGTGGTTTTGATAAACGCAGTAAAAAAAGCAGTCACCACGGCAGCCATCAATTCAGCTTCGGTATACCGCGTCATCTGCTTCAAACTCTCGATCACAGGAGCCAAATAGGGAACCCCGCGATATTGTTCGCATCGTTCGCTCTCCATCAGATGGATCACATTCGGATTTCCGGTACGCTTCCCGAACGCCTCCACCCGCATCCATTCTTTTCGCACCCCTGCGATACTGGTTCCGGGATGGGTGTTGCATATGTGGTATGCGACCACCGCACCGGATTTGTCAATCTCTATGCCACTGTATAGCCGGTTCCCGTTACCGAGCGTCTTAATCACAGAAGATCCGCTT